TTCATCCGGTTCTATAAGATAGGAAGATGTGAGCTTACCGGGCGTTAATTTTCGGAAAGACTTCACACCGCGGAGTGGTTTGCCCGTGTGTAACATATGTTGTACGTACCGCTTAGATACGCCTATTCTTTTTGCTAGTTGTTCTGCTGTTATGTACATAGTTCTTTTATTTTACGCGCCAGATGCGGTAGGTTACGTAATCTTTCTGCTGCCGCTGGCTGTATTTATAAGACAGGCCCAGGCGTTTTAGATGATAATACAGATTAGGCATTATACGGTAGTACAACGCCCTAGGTATCTCTATGCTTTCATCCGGCTGTAAGCTAAGCAACGCGGACACATACCGGGTTGTTTCCTGTCCTGGGGGAGGCGGCAAAGGTATATTTTTGTCTATCTTCATTTTACTTTTTGCAGCGAAAATACGTATTCTATTTGATATACCCTAAAATATCTTTTGCATTTTGTTTGTTGCCGATATATTCTGTCTGGCAACGTAATCGGCAACAAATCGGAAAATCTTAAATCCGCCGTGGTGCTGCATCTTAATACCTATACTATCTATACTATATTATACTAAATAGTATATAGATATAAGGGGATAGAGTATGTATTTATAGAGGTAACTAGATAAGATGGGAAATTGCATAGATGCCATAAAAACACCTTAATTACCATTCCTGGATATATCTCCAGGAAAAATGCGATTTTGTGGCAATTTGGAAACATTTGGCCTGTAGCCCTTTGTGGGCTTGCGTTGCCACTGTTGCCGGTGTTGGCAACGGAGCCATAGTGGCTTATCTACGTGGTAGAGCCGGTTTGTTAATGCGCCGTGGGAGAGCGTTACAACCGATAGGTGGCAAATAATTTCGCGATATAAATTTTTGTTTTATATTCGCCGGTGAACTAAAACACGCTATCATGGCGGTAAAGAAGAAAGCAGGGCCGAAAATCGGCCGGCCGACAAAATATGACCCGAAACGTTTACCGGATATATTTAAGTTCGTTCTGCTTGGCGCGACGGACCAAGAGTTAGCCGATTTCCTGGGCGTGGCGATGGCGAATTTATACAAGTGGAAACAGCGTTATCCGGAATTTCGTGATACTTTGCTCCGCGCAAAGGAAGGGGCTAACGCAGATGTAGCGCACGCGCTTTATCAACGCGCTAAAGGCTACAAGCACAGGGCAACTAAGATATTCTTTAACGCGGACCTGGCACGCGAGCAAATAGCTCTGGCAGCAGCTCGAGGTGAAGCACCACCCGCGGAACCCGGCGTAGTAAAAGTAGATTATGTAGAACGGTACGCGCCGGAAACGTCTGCGATAGCTATGTTCTTAACCAATCGCAGCCCGGACAAATGGAAGTACAGGCAGAATGTAAAAGTAGATGCTAAGGTAGAAAGCCAGGTAACGCACACGATAGAATGGGATGCGGCGCCAGGCTGTGAGCCGTTAACGGCGCCGGAACAGCTGGAAAATACGCAGGAAGATGGGCAACCGTAAAGTACTCACGACCCCTGTATTCGCGGCGAATAAGCAGGCTTATTTTGCCCGTAAACGGTACATCTCTAACCAGGGATCTAGCCGGTCTAGTAAGAGCTACAGTATTATGCAATTGCTCACGCTTATCGGGCAGAAAGAAGCCGGCGGCATATCTGTCGTGTCGCCCTCATTACCGCACCTGAAGCGCGGAGCTATGCGCGACTTTATGAACATAATGGGCGACGGGCCTAACGGCCAGGGCATATACGACGTTGAGAAGCATAACAAGACTGATAACATTTACCAGTTTTCTGATCACAGTTATATAGAGTTTTTCGGGGCGGAAAATGAAGGCAAGGTCCGCGGACCTGGTAGACGTACGCTGTTTATAAACGAGGCTAATCTGATCAGTTTTGAAATGTTTACGCAGTTGGCACTGCGAACTACAGGGACAATCTTCCTGGATTTCAATCCTGCCGATCTGTATTCCTGGGTTTACCAAATTGCCGATCGCCCTAACGCGCAATTTATTCATTCTACGTATAAAAATAACCTGGGTAATCTTCCGCCGGAACAAGTCGCGGAAATTGAATACCTTCAGGATGCCGATACGAATTTGTGGAAGGTGTACGGCCTGGGGCTACGTGGCACGTCTAGCGAAACAATTTATACGCATTGGAGATTAGCAGATAGTTTTCCGGAAGATTGCGAAGATATAAGTTTCGGGTTAGACTTCGGCTATAACCATCCGGCGGCGTTGGTTAAAACAGGCGTTAAAGGCCAGCGGGTGTATGTGCAACAGTTGCTCTACCAGTCTGGATTTACGAACGCTGACTTGGCGCACTACATAACTAGCCAGTTAGGTTTCACGCGCAAGACCGGCACCATATGGGCGGACAGCGCCCGGCCTGAAGCGATAAAGGAGTTGCAGTTAGCGGGGTTAGACGTGCGCGAAGCGGATAAGACGGTTAAAGACGGCATATCCTGCGTAAAGGCAAGCCCCTTGTACATCACCCGCGATTCCGTAGAAATGATAAAGGAAATAAAATCTTATAAATGGGAAAAAACGAAAGCCGGTATAGTAACGGACGTGCCAGTAAAATTTAAAGATGATGCAATGGACGCTTTACGGTATGCCCGTTATAGCGTTTCTAAACAAATAAAACGTAAAACAGCAGCAGCATGAGCATACTTCCTAACTTTATGCGTCGCAAGGGTACGCAGCCTAGCGGTGTAAGTCTTATACAAGCACTAAACGCACAGCGCACGATAGATAATATCAACCGCCAGATAAATGACCAGGTAACGCCTTATTCGGATAACAAATTATCTTACGTCGAAAAGTGTTACCTGCTTAACGACCTGTTCTATACTGTCATAAAGTTGATCGTAGATAAAGCCATCATAAGTCCCTGGGCGGTTTACCGTATAGTCGATGATAAAGCGTTTAAGCTGATGAAAGCACAGCAAAAGCAGTTAGGTCAGCCGGGGGCATATACTAAGATGATGGCCTACGCCTATAAGGCGTTAGAACCGTACGATCGCGATGAGCGGTTGAATGCTGTGTTAGCGCAACCGAATCCTAACAGTTTCCTAAGCAAGCATCATGCGAATTTATGGACGAGTAAATTAATTACTGGTGATTACTACGAGCGATGGGAAACTACGGACGGCGGTCTTAACGGCGGCAAATTAGCCGCACTAGATGAACTGCCAGCACAGTACATGCAAATACGAAACAATCGGGCTATACCTGTTCGCGTAACCGGGTACGATCTGCTAGCAGGCGTAAACGTCAAATTTGAACCGGAAGAAATATTGCACGAATGCTATCCTAACCCCGAGTGGAGCGTTGACGGCGTGCAGCTATATGGCATGTCACCGGCAAGGGCTTTACTTCGCAGAATACAACGAAACAACAGCAGCCAAACTACAGGTATCAACACGTTTAAAAATGGCGGTGTTAACGGCGTAGCATATCTGGACCTGCCTGATGAAGTGATGAAGTTAGACCCGTTAGGTACTTTCACGATGGATCAGGCGAACGCCATAAAGGCTAAGTGGAATGAAGTAGTAAAAGGCGGTGTAAATAATGCAGGTAGCACTGTGTTTTCCGGGTATAAAGTGGGCTTCACGGAAATAGGATTGTCCCCGCATGATCTGGACCAAGCTGTCATAGAATTAAGTGATTTGCGTATTATAGCCGCCGCTTATGGTGTGCCGTCACAACTACTCAATGATCCGGACGGCAAGCAGTACGCTAATCAGTCTGAAGGGGAGAAAGCGCTTACCATTCGGTGTGCATTACCGCTACTGAATGACAGAGAGCAGAGTTTTAACGCTAAGCTACGACAGCTTTCTGCGTATAAGAACACGGACATATGGGTAAGCTACGATATGAGCGTCTACAGTGAGTTGGAGGAAAACAAGAAAGAGCAGGTAGATTGGCTGGAAAAGGCATGGTGGTTAACGCCTAACCAGAAATTACAGATCATGGGCGAAACTGTTAGCGATGATCCACTAATGAACAAAGTGATTATCCCTTCCGGCAGTGTATTATTGGAAGACATCGCCGCTGAACCTGAAGGCAGCACGCAGCAGGATCAAGATGATTTAGAAAAGGAAGGCATAAACGACTACAAATGACCATAGCTAACATACTCGATATAGTGCTGCCTTATACACGGGAAGAAATGAGGTGCGGCATTAAAAAATTGGCTAAGACCCGCCAGCGTACACAGTTATCCATCTTAATCAATCACTGGTATGAAGATAAACAAAAGACAACAGGCGCGCCGATGGCAGCGGATGCAGTCGGCAGCAGAAAAGCGTTGGATAGATAAAATACAACGTGCGCTGAATGAGCAGACTAACGCTTTCTTAATCTATGCAGATAAGAACGGGTTGGCGAATGCGCTTTCTATGCTGGATTATATCGTAACGCCCGATCCTATGCAGCCTGTTGTACGGACGCTCTACACTCATGAAGGTACCCGCGCGGGCATGGCGGAGCAGATACTACAGAATAGGCTTATAGGTAGCGAGTACAAAGACTTTAGTTTCTTCACGGACTGGCTGCGTGAAATGACTTCTTACTTCTATTCGAAGGGGATGCGGGCAATAACGCAGATCACCGAAACTACCCGCGATCGTATTCGCCGTGTAGTTAGCGAGCAGGTGGCGCGCCAGGCGTCCTACCCTGAAATACGCGACGCGATAGCAGATAAAGAGATAAACAGGAAAAGAGCTAACGTTATCGCACGTACGGAAACAGTTAGCGCTATGGCTCGCGGCAAGCGTATAGCGGCCGATTCCCTGCCTTTCCTAATGCGTAAAGAATGGATTGCCATACGAGACAAAAGAACCCGGCACTCGCATAGGAATATAGACGGTGAAACGCAGCCGCTAGACCAGCCTTACAGCAATGGCGGCCAATACCCTGGCGACCCGGATTTGCCGGCAAAGGAAAAAATACAGTGCCGGTGTACGGAGGTGTATATACCGGTACGTGACGCAAATGGTAGGCCGGTAAGAAAATAATACCTATATTAGCCATAAAATTATAACATATGCAAAAAGACACGGAAGAAGTATTTACGCCTATCACGGTTGCCGCGTTACTCGCGGATGGCTTTGTATATAAGTTCGATGAAATACGCCTGGCTGGTGCTGATCCAGATGAACACGATGATCCGTATTACTATTACAAAGGTGAATTTCGCGTTTACGACGTTATACAGGACTTCTATGTACACGGGCATAGGATTACATCTATGGAGAAAATACGCGAGCTATATGAGGCTGAAACAGGCCGTAGATTCAACACGTTCTACGTGCCTGAAGATACGGCACCGGCGGAAGTTAATTTCACCGGTACAGTTGATAAAAATAGGTTCGTGAAAGCTAAATTGCGTGGCGGCCCTGGTGAAGGGCTAACAGTAAAATGGCCGCTGAATATGCCCGCTTTTATCTATCAAACGAAAAGTGCCGATGGCGTAACGGAGAGTTTCCGATACCTGCGTAAAAAGCGTACTAAAGGCGTGTTTCAGTATGCCGGGCCAGTGCAATAAAAAGCCCGACGTAAACACGCCAGGCTTATTGCGATCAGTTCCCATACAAAAATTTATGACCTACTAGAGGCGAATATACAATTAATTACTATATTCGCCTAAAATCTCCCATAAAATTTAAGGTTTATGACGCTGCTATAAATTACAAAATTTGTATTTATGAGCGACGTAATACGTAAAGGTGTTGTGGTTATAAAGGCGTTAAAAAACGTCGATAAAGGCCGCAGGCTTGTATCTGGTTACTACACGGCATTTAACAATGAAGATAGTGACGGCGATATAGGTGTTAAGGGCATGACCATTAAAAGTGTTGCTGAAAACGGACCCAAGTCGGCCAAGCCTCGCATAAAGCATTTCCTTAACCATCGCACCGATCAACCTGTAGGCTTACTACAGGATATGGGGGAAGATGATTTTGGGGCCTGGTATGAGAGCGCCATTGGCACGCACAACCTGGGGGAAGATTTCATCAAAATGGCCGATTCTGGATTGATTAGCGAGCATTCGTATGGCCTTACTCCTACACTTCGCGACCCTAAAGATTTCAGGCGTTTACTACAGGTAAAAGTATGGGAAGTTTCTCCGCTGACCCATTGGGGCGCTAACAGCGAAACGCCGTTTATAAGCCTGGGCAAAGCTATGAGCAAAGCAGATCTTATACAGTATTGGGCGAACAAACAGCAGGCGCTTGAAAAATTCTGCCGTAATTCCGACGCGACGGACGAAACGATACAGAGCTTAATGATAGAAATAAAATATCTCACACAGTACATAATTGACCTGACCACTACCACGCAAGCCGCCGAAGAAAAGGCACTTGACCAGCCGGGAACGCAGGACTACAGTGCATTGCTAGCAGATATTAATTCCATAAAATTTTAAATGTAAAACAAAATGAACAGATTACTTTTATCCCCGATGCAGTTGAAACAGTACATGGCCGGTGAGGCTGGCGGCGGTGGAACTGCTGAAACGGTTACGATGGAAGCAGTAGCCGAAGCCGTGAAAGGGCTTAAAACACAAGCCGAAACAGCGCAAACAGCTCTGAAGAAACAGATCACGGATTTGCAGGCAGAACTGGAAAAGAAGGGTAAGGCCGAAGATATTGCCGCCATGCAGGAGCAGATTGAGAAAGCGCAAGCTGATCTCAAAACAGTTAATGACTATTGCGAGAAATTGGAGAAAGGGGCCAAAGAAAAATCGCTTACCCAACAGTTCAAATCTCTTTCCGTTCGCATCGGCGATGCCGTAGCAAAAGGCTGGAAAGATATACAGAAATTCGCCAAATCCAACCCTGGCCAGCGCTTACGCCTGGAACTGTTCGAGGAAGCAGAGCAAAAGGCCGCTGCTGATATGGGCCTGGCTAACGTCGTGGACCTGGCAGTAAGTAACACTACGCTTCGCCCTGGTATCGTATCCCCTGCCAACAGGAAAGTGCATATTCGTACCTTGTTGACTACCGGCACTATGTCCGGTTCTTCTCTCACTTACATGAGGGAAACAGGTGGAGAGGGCGCGCTTGCACCTGTAGCAGAAAATGCTGCTAAACCGCAGCTGGACCTGGACTTTATCGAAGTTACAGTTGATGCGGAATATATCGCCGGTTGGCTCCGCGTATCCCGTAAAATGCTGGATGATCTGGCAGCTTTCCGGTCTTATCTGCAAATGCGTTTGCTGGAAATGTATCTGCTGGTGGAAGATACACAGCTGCTTTACGGTAACAACACTTCCCCGCAGTTAACAGGGCTGGTCACTAATGCGACCGCAACTACCAGCACCAACGCTGTAGCGGTGGAAATGATTATCGAAAGCATCGCGCAGCTGGAAACATCCAACTACACTGCTGACGGTATCCTGCTGCACCCTGTAGATTACTACAAGATTGCGGTAAACAAAGCTACCGGCAGCGGCGAATATGATTTGCCGGGCCTGGTGGTTATCCAGGGCGGCCAGCTGTACATCGCCGGTGTGCCAGTGTACAAAACCACTGCTATTACTGCCGGCACCTTCCTGGTGGGTAGCTTCGCTGATGGCGCACAGCTATTCATCCGCGAAAATCCGGTCGTAGAGTTCTTTGATCAAGATGCGAATAACGTTACCACCAACAAAATTACTGTGCGCATTGAGGGCCGCGTTGCGCTGGCTATCTACCGTACAGACGCTTTTGTTAAGGGTACGTTTGTAGTGCCGGAACCTGAAGAATAGTAAATTACCCGGCAGGCCCCGTAAGGTGTGCCGGGTTTATAAATTTTACCGAATGATGCAAGATATAATCACGCCCGGAAGTGTAGTATTCACGGAGGAAGCCGAAACAGAGCCGGTAACGCTCACAGAGGCGAAAGCGTATATACGTGTAGGATATGATACGGAAGATACGTACATAACTTCACTTATAACTGCTGCACGCCAGTGGGTGGAATCGATGGCCGGTGTATCCGTTATAAAACGTACCGTATCTTGCAGAGTAGAATTGTACAACAGCATCGAATTGCCTTACGGTCCGGTGATAGGTGACCCTACTGTTACCGATCCGGGTGACGGCGTAATGTTCACGCCGGGCATTTTCAGGCGCATTACGGGTGGATGCGGCGTATTTGATGTAATCTACCAGGCGGGCTATGATCCCTGTCCAGAAGGGCTAAAAATGGCAATACTTGCCCGTGTAGCGGCCATGTTCGAAAACAGGGGCGACAACGCGGATAGCTCCAATCACAGCCAAGTGGCAAAAAGCCATTATTTACCGTTTAAACGCATCGTACAATGGCTATAGGCAAGCGTTTCCCGATAACGTTTAAGGCGCTGACTTTGATAGATACGCCTAGCGGGGGTGCAACAGAAACGTTCACTGCAGTGTTGAATACCTGGGCAACAGTGAAGGCTGTTAGGAGCCAGATTAACAGAGATGGTAGCGGCCTGGCCTTGGCCGATGCTTACCGGTTTGGAGAAGTACGGTTTGACCCCGATCTTGTGCCCAATAAAAAAATGCTCATATCTTATAATGGTAAAGACTATACGATACAGAGCATACTTCCGGATGAAAACAATGTACCGTGTTATTACACGATAATAGCTACGCTGAATGAGTAGAAGATTTGCCATAGATGTTAAGGGGCTTACGGGCGCGGAAAAGAAGCTGCAAGGGCTGAAGAAAGCGATTATAGATGGCATAGATGATGAAATGCTGCTCGCGGCCACGGAGATATACGAGAAAGCAGTTAGGAATATCAGGGCGAACGGAAAGAATGACCAGGGCGGACTTTTAGGCAGTATGACATTTGTAGAAAATAAAACAGGACGGGCATATGAAGTGCTTAACACTATATTTTATTCGCCTTACATAGAGTTCGGCACAGGAGCTAAATTTAACGCCCCGTCGGAGTGGGCCGCATACGCAGCAACATTTCAGGGTAAATCAGGGCGCGGTAGTTTTGATGATTTCGTAGACAATCTTATAGACTGGATGAAGCGAAAAGGGATAGTACCTGATACCGGCACCGATTGGGATGATTACGATTATTTCGCTTTCATGACGGCGCTTAAAATATTGAGAGAAGGGCAATCACCGTCACCGTTTCTTTACCCTGCGTACCAGGAAGTTAAAAAGAACCTGAAAGCGCGGATACTTAAAATACTAAACGCTGCATGAATATACCGGATAAAGATATAAGAGTAGCTATCGTTTCGCTTCTATCGGGTCTAAGTAGACCAGTAAGGGATACTTTTAGCCAGCCGGATGATGAATACCCACGCGTCATTATAGCAGGTGTAAGCAGCCGGCAGGACGGGAGTAAAAGCCAGTTCATGTTTGATACGCAGCTTAATATACGCATCACGGACCGGTATTTAAAAGCCGTTAATACGGATGGCGTTGAAAGTTTGGCTATCAGTATCATGCAACAACTTTGCCCATCGCCGCGAGGGCCGTATCCGGTTGTGGATGGATTTGAAATATGGAATGCAGATTTATCCGGCAGCCAGGTTAACAATTACCAGCGGAAAGAATATTTCTACATAGAAAAAAATTTAAGCATCACACTAAAAATAGAGCAATCATGAAACTTAAAGGTAACGAGGTATCGTTAGAAGTTAATACAGGAACTTCCGGCGCGCCAGCATGGAAAATGGTAGCCTGTATCACAGCAAACAACATAGACAGCGCATCCGATGATATAGACGCCGGAAGCAAATGTGGGGCCGAAACTATCGTGGGTGATATTACATGGACCGCGTCATTTACCGGGTTCTACGAGAAAACTCCGGATACCGATCAAATCAGCGGCGCGGGACTGATTGATATGTATCAGGCTAAAGAAGAACACGAATGGCGCATGCAGAACGCGGATCAGACCTACTATCGTGGATTTACTGGTACGTTGGCCAATTACAGCGAAACAGTGGACTATAACACAGCCGCGGAGTTCAGCAGCGATATTAACATACGTGGCGCTCTGATTACTGAAGCGCCTGAAGAATAGTATCATCTACAAATAAAAACATATAGCCAAAATGAAGCAGTTAGTTTTAGAATCGGTCGCACTTGGAACGGTGGACCTTCGTTTCGATTTAGGAACGGTTAGAATATTGAAAGAGCTTACCGGTGCGGACGCTATAAAAGGCGATACTGTTACGGAAGATGATAACGAAGCGGCGGCGGCTAAAATATATCTGGCCGCGCATTTACGCGCTGTACAACTCCGTAAAGATAAGCCAGTACACAGTAACGGAGATGTGTTGGAGGCGTTCTATGAGCTGGATTTGAAAACTGTTATAAAAGTGGTGAACGCTTTTAATTCAGTCACCGCTTTAGAAGAAAAAGAAGGCGAAACTGACGCGGCTGAAGGCGAAGTAAAAAACGGTTAAGCCTTGTCCGTCTTTATGAGATTGCCATAACAGACGTTGGTCTGCACCCCTGGGAAGTAGATCAGTACAGCTTGCAAGAGCTCTTATGGCAACTGCATGGCGCGCGGACAAGGCAGGCACAAATACAATACGGTAGCAGGCAAATATGGGTGTATTTGCACAACGCGCTAAACAAAACAAAATACCGTACACCGGAGCAACTGCATAATGTTTGGCCGTTATACACGGACAACATAAAAAGGTTACCGCCAGAGCAGCAGGAAGCCGATATGGTGGCTACGTACCGGGCGCTGAAAGAAAAGTTAGCAGCTAAAAAATAAATTCTATGGCGAACGATGAAGTAGGTTTAAAAGTAGTTCTTAGCAGTGAGGTGAAAACTGCGGTTTCCGGCGTTGAAAATGTTCAGGCGTCACTCCAAGAGCTAGGGAAGACGGCCAATTCCGCCGCCGATAAAACTGCCAGCGCTATAAATAAAGTGGTTAAGGCGGGTGAACAGGCCGGTAAAATCGGAAGTAAGGGGCTGAAAACATTATCAGAATCCTTAAAAGATACGGGAAATTCGGCAGATAAGAATCTAACGCCGGCTCTAAAAAAATTAAGCAAAACGGGGGTTAATTCAAACGGTGTATTGATAGACTTAGGCCGTGTCGCACAGGATTTACCTTTTGGCTTTATAGCAATACAAAATAATATCGCGCCTTTGTTCGAATCTTTCGGGCGTGTGTCTAAAGAGGCCGGCGGTGCAGGAGCGGCGCTGAAAACATTGGGCGGTGCTTTGATAGGGCCCGCCGGTATAGGTTTCGCTATATCTACTGTTACCTCTCTTCTTACGTACGCCGTACAAAAATATGGCAGTTTTGGTGCAGCTATCGATGCCGTATTCGGTAGTATTAGTGCAGCTGTTCGCGCGCAGCAGGAATACAATAAAGCAGTAGCAGATAACATAGGCGCAGCAGCGAGCGAAACGGCTAAAATAACCGGTCTTATATCCGTCGCTAAAGACGAAACGCTTACCAGGGAGCAGCGGTTGAAAGCCGTAAAAGCGTTGCAATCGGAATACCCTTCATATCTTAAGAATATAAGCCTGGAAAATATTGGCTCCGCTAAAACAACAGACACTATCCGCCAGCTTACCGAAGCGCTAATACAGAAAGCTAAAATACAAGGGGCGCAAGATTTAATAGCTAAATCGCAAGCTGAAATATATAAAGCGCAAACAGACGACGTAAAGAATCAGGCCACTATATGGGGTAACATACAATCGTACGCTGTTAAAATATCTCTACAAGCCGCACAATCTTCCGGAATACTTAAGTCCAATCTACAGGACGTAGGTGCGTCATTAGGCGGCGCACTTAAAACTGTTTCAGGGCTAGGACAACAGCAAAAAACGGTAAACGAGGAAACAGCGAAACAGGCCAAATTGCAAGAAATAATAAATGGCCTGCTGCATGATAGTGCCAAAGCAGGTACTTTAGATATTGCCACTGGCGGAGGTAAAGACAAAGGTAAAAAAATAAAATCCGTATCCGATGTGCTGAAAACACTAGCCACCGATTTAAACACGGTAGATTCGGAAGCTAAAACATTCGGTTTATCGATAGATAATATTTCCGGAGCTAAGATAGAGGCTTTACAAAAAGCATTTAAGGACTTAGTTAAAGCAGGATTGAAGCCTACATCACCGGAATTGCAGAAAGTAGCCGAACAAATACAATTCTTTTCTACGGCTAATTTAGGCACGGTGCCTGTTCTTACAAAGCAATTACAGGGGCTAGGCAAATCTGCACAGGAATTGAAAGTACCGAATTTAACAGTTTCCGGTTTACAGAAGTTGCTTAACTTAACTGACACTACATCACAATTACAGTTAAACAATACAAAGCCTATTAAATTACCGGCGATACAAGCCCCTGACCTGGAGAATGTGGATAAAGCGCTAAAGGATATGAATGCTAAATTTGACGAAGCGCGTCGGATAATTAAGAAGCACACAGAAAATTTAAAAGAGGCTTCCGTAGATATAAAACCTATACTTACCGAGGCTTTTTCAGGCATAGCAGAGGCAATAGGTAATGCGATAGGGGGCGGAGGCTTACAGGCGCTATTTGGCGGTATTTTGAAAGTAATAACAGGATTCATAAAGAACTTGGGGGAGAGCCTTATAGCAGCCGGTACGGCCATGTTGGCGCTGAAAGCGCTAAAACTTAATCCGATTACGTCCATCGTAGCGGGTATAGCTGCGGTAGCTATAAGTACTGCATTGGAGGCGAAAATTAATGCCTCTATCCCTCGCTTCGCAGAAGGCGGTATGGCTATCGGGCCGCAGTTGGCTATCGTGGGCGACAACCCCGGCGGACGGGAAGCAATTATACCAAGCGAAGATTTTGATAAATTCGGCGGGGGCGGCTACATAGCAGAAACACGTATTGCCGGTGCGGATTTAGTTATATCGTTTAAGAAGGCATTAGCTGAAGAAAACAGGATAAGATAATGGCGTATGAACTAGCATATACAATGTCTTTTAAAGACAAGCATAATACGTCGCCAGCCGACTGGCGCGTAAATATATTAGCGGATTTAGATGCGCCGCCGGATAACGTCATATCGCTTATACCTGCTAAGGGCCCGTTGAAGTTAGAATACATGAACAGCGATGAAACAAAAACGTCTTGGATAATTGGCCGCAAAGCTACTATATCGTACGTGTTTACTGGCGCTGAAGGTGAACCTGGCGTTGATGTATTCTTTGATACGAATGAAAGATACCACCGCGTAGAAGTGTATAAAAATGAGGTTTTGGACGGCGTATATTATATTAAGCCGGATGCCGGCCAATATGATTACGCGCATGATCCTTACGTAATCACATTGACCGCGGTCGACGGTTTAGCATACGCCAAAAGCGTGCTATTCGATATGTATGACAGCGGACAAATAGTATATGAGAAAATACAGCTCATAGATGTTATTTTGAAGCGGGGGCTATACCAAATACTGGACCCCGACACTAAATTATTTTTCGTCAATACGCTCAATCCCGTAGGCACAGTTAGCGGTTACGGAACGCTCCGGGTTGTGAATGCGCACACAGATATGTTCTTCGATTTTACGTCCGGCCCCTGGTATGTGTTTGACGTGTTGGAGAGTATTTGCAAAAGTTTGTATGCAAGACTATTCATAGCGCAAAATGCTGTGTGGGTAGTTAGGATACCAGATATATCGGAAGAGTTAGCGCACACTGAACAATATTTGCACAGTGTGTATTTAGATACGAACGACTTAGATTTAAATACGCAAATAGCGGCTGACGTTATACCTGCGATAGATAACACGCCATTGATACGTATGGTGCCAGCGGTTAAAACAGCCAATTTCTCCGTGGAATATAAAAGTATAAACCAGCTAATCAATTTTGATTGGGCGGATTACGACGGATCGCCCGGCGGTACGGGATTTGCAGATTGGCATTTAGCCTATGATGGAACAGCACCGGTCATATCCCGCAATGGATCAGGCACGGTTGATGATCCATACAGAGCATTATTACCTTATAAAACATATAGCTCTAACGGTAATTGGCTTTCGCAATTCACTATAAACACAGGACAAAGGCACTACGGCGCAGGTGATATTGTGCAATTCGATCTGAAGTATTATTTTACGAATGTAAAGAGTTTTGGCATAGCTATACAAGCCGTGGGAAACAGCAAGGTGTATCACCTTAACAGCGGGGGCGATTGGGCCGAAACAATAGGCACTGTAATGGATTACCCCTTTCCAGTCACCCGGAGCGGGCGCAAAAGAGATGGAACGCTATCCATAAAAAGTTTACCTATGCCTTCCGCGTTGGGGACGGATATCACATTGGAAGTATATTTAATGCTTCCGTCTGAAAAGAGTTACCACACGCCCGCGCAAGATGGCGATATAATAGACGTACCTGTACCACCGGGGATAGAGGGCGTAGAAATATACCCCATAAAATTAGGCGTGATCGGCATAAGCGCAACGGGTAGAGATATGAGAGCGCGTAACACAGCTAACTATTCGTACCAACAGCCGGATACTTCTTATAATTTTATAGATACCGGGCAAGTGGGGTTAAGTAATACATTGTTCTTCGATCCAGGTGCTGATCCGGGCGACGCGACGCCGATTGTGGCTGGCTGGGAAAGTTCTAAAACTGGCATAACTGTAAAAGATATTGAACGCCACATGGCGCAAGCGAATGTGGATGAGTATGCTAAAAGTTTACGTACATTTGAAGGGACTATTTATAGCAACAGCTTGGAATTTTTCAATACCTTTACGATCGCGGGGCTTTCCGGAAAAAAGTTTATCCAGATGCGAGATAGGTATGACGTAGAAAGCTGCAAGCATGACTTGTTAGCGGAAGAAATACTTCCTGAACAAACAGCAACAATAGTAGTTAACGAAACAGATAAATACGATTAATGCCAGTACTAAACGGAAATAGTTTATTTGTTTTGATCCGCAATGATGAAGGCGGGTATTATCCGATTGCATGTGACCGTACCTGCACGTTGTCGCTGGACAGAGCTATGTTAGAAATATGCAATCCTCTATCTAAATTTAAAAGCTACATACCTGGCGGAGAAATAGAAAGTAAAGTTGAAGGGGACGGCCTGGTGAACTACGCGCGGCAAATGTCTGCTGCTAAATTGCAACAACTTCTAATAGCCGGTACACTTGTCCGTATTATGATGGAAGTAGGCGGAGTAGCTTATGAGTTTCAGGGTTATGTTAATAGCATAAGCATAACAGCGGCTAATAAAGCAGCTATTACTTTCACTTACAGTATCACTATAACTGGTGAAGTTAATATAAACGACGAAGCTGAAAAAGAGGAAGAAACAGCAGTATTTAATTTGTTGCTAGCGTCACCAGATGGTGAATTGCTAGATATAAATTCTAATGACGATAACCTAATAATATAAGAAGATGGCAAATAAGACGCTTAATAATATACCCGCTATACAGGCTACGCTTACTACCTTAGTAGCTGCTGCTAACTCCGATGGGGTTTTAGGACCAATCACAATAGAAACGCTTAAAAATATAATCGGTGTGGCGGCTAATATGTCGCTGGATACAGCCACGCCTGCAACCGATCCGGGGGAGCCGGTGGGCAATCGCATGTGGGTGGTATCTGAAGCCGGTACGTACACAGATTTTGGTGGTATAGTGGTAGACGATCAGGAAGCGGCTTTTATCGTAGATAACGGCACAAGCTATACGAAAATAACTATACCTGTTGATCTGTCTGGCTACTATACCAGTGCTGAAATAGACGAAAATTTTGTGGCGGGTCCGCTTACCTTCGTTATAGGTAATCAGTTATTTGACAAAACAAATTTGATAGAGAATACCTACGTAAGAAATGATGGCGCGTACCAAACCGGGCAAGCTGGCTATCAGTCGTATGAATTTACTTTGGAACCTGGACACGAAAGCGTAACCTTATCTGGCATTGTTTTAGGCGGCGTAACAAAATATATTGCCTTTATAAATTCATCGAACGCGGTTATATCTGGCAGTGTTTCGGCTATACTCACTAACACAAAGACAGTGGCTATACCTGAAGGCGCTGTTAAGATGCGTTTTACTTGTAAAAATGCGGCGAACGCACCAGAGGTAATCGATGTGTTAATGGTGAACTACGGAGATACCGCTTTACCATACGAAAGTTTTAACAAACAGGTTAGTGAGATAGGCGGACGTACTATTATCGCCAGCCTGTCCGACGTATATACAAAAGAGGAAGTTAACGAATTAATACCTTCCACCGTATTAACGCCGACCGGAAAAAACATGGCCGATCCTGCTCGCGTATTTGTCGGATTGGTTAGTTCTTCCGCTAATGCCGGCATTACAACTAATGCAGGCTGGAATGTAATTATTATCCCTTGTTCTGCTAATACGCAATACACTGTTTCGGGATGGGGGACTACGCGTACAGAAATGGCCTTTTATTCCGGTCCTGTGCCTGCGCCAGGCGTTAGCCCCGGCACAACGAATTTGATACAAAGCGGCGGCGCGTCCAGCATGGGCGTAACTAAAAGCGGCGGAGTAGCTACATTCACAACGCCGGCTAATTGCACGTTCATGGCCTTTACTCTTAAATCTTCTACCGAAAATACGACAGTATTCGACAGTTTCCAGGCTGAAGTAGGCAACACTGCCACCAGTTATGAGCCTTTTAACGGGCAACAGGCGGTTAGCGCATTCAACGAAAATTCATTGCTTGCAAGTTTCGTTAATGTAGACGGTGTGCCTGTACCCACATCCGATTTGCAGTTAAAAGGAGGCACTATTCCGGTGTCGGATGCGGAGCTTAAATTGACGCTGGACACGGGCGGCGGAATGACCAGTATAGAAGGCTTTACGCAAGGCAGGGCTATACGGACTAACATAGTTCCTTACCGGGTGCTGTCCCCGGATATATCTAACGTGCTTGACTTCCGAAGTGTGTATATAGATGATGTATTAGTACACACTATGGTGGATGATGTAGCGCCGTATCGGCTCGCGGGGACTACCATAGGCGCTAACCATGGATACAGCAAAACACGTCTTACAATAGCCTCACACGGCAAAACGAATGCGGATGTAGGAAGTGTGTGGACGGACGGAACTAACCAGTGGGTGATAGTAAATATTTTCGATGCTAATAATCTGGACGTGAGTAGAAGAACCGGAAATGTTGCGTATGCTGGTACCTCGCTTACTCACGTTAGCGGAGCTACGCATACCGCTACTATTACCGGGCAAACAGCCACCGTATCTATGCAGATGTACCCGGCGTTTAAAAACAGGGTATTGCGTGTTCTAATAGACGGCGTAGAAATTCCGCAGGCTGATAAAACTATCATCGCCAAAAACAATATTACCTTCGCAGAAAGCTACGATATAATGGATAAAAACTCCATAATGGAATGGCTGATTACACAGGTAGGAACTACGACTAAAATATTACAGTACGACGGTACGGCTATCGTTTCCGTAAGTATCAGTTACGTATTTACAATGGATGGCGGTTGCACAATATATACCGACTTTCTGGCCCTGGAAAACGTTTCTGCATTCCAGGATATTATGTTCAACATGAACAATCAGCTTACTGTGAGCGCTACGCATCCTACGTTAAAAGTAATGGTGCCACATACATTACCTTTTACCTTCCTGGGCAAAGATTACGATATGACAGTACCCACGGATATTTCCGGCGATACGTTTACATCACGTATGCAGTTCATCCCTGATCGTGTTGCCGCTACCGGCATTTACGCTGATAGAGTGGTTATGTTAATGGATAACGTAGGGTACGCCCTGGGCTTTATTCCGGTAGCCGACGCAGAAATAGTAGCGCGCAGAACGAATGCAAGTCACAAAGCGTTAGAAATATCCGAAGCAAAGAAAGTGTACTTATCTGCTATCGATCGAAGCGACAAAACAAGTTTAACCGCGGGGGACTATTTTCACGTTATAGCATATAAGAAATATTTCACCAGCTCTGCGGCACAGACAACGAATTATACAATACAGACAAATGAAGGGGATTATGTATATTTAGACTGGCATAGTGCAGGGACTAAACGCGTACAATTGCCCGGCTACATAACCGGGCGGAACTATACGGTGGTGCAAAAGAGCGACAATGTTAGTATCCTTACCGGGGGCGATGATGTAACAACATCCTTAACTGTGCAAATAGCAGATTCTGATCCGGCTTACCTTATTTTACATTTCGATTAAATCTATTTTAATGCCGCAAAATGAATTGGACAGGTACGGCGTACCGGCGCGCGCCCGATTTAAAATATTTCAGTGGGGTTTAGGTGGAATGAGCGCCACGGCGTCTGTTTTGCTGGTTATGTTACTGAACTGTTACAGTACCAGAGAAAAAGCGTTTAATGCACTTTGGAATGCCCGCTTAGATGATCTGAAAGCGGCCAGTAAAACGGAAAGCGTGATACAAGTCCGACAAGCGGAAAAAACGATACGGCCTAAAATAGAAAAGGTGCAGGTAAGCATTGATAGCCTTACTAACAAAATAGACAGTGTAAAAACACAGCTATGAAACGATTCTTAATTATTGTTTTGTTCTTTCCCCTCTTTACCGGTGTGTTCAGCATACCAGCGCATCCGTGTATATCATGCGCTGTCGATTTTGACAGCCTGGATACCTCTATTTTACGGGATTCTATCCGGGTGTGGGTAAGCCAACCTGTGGATTCTTTCAGGCGCGTAAAAGAGCTGAAGATAGACAGTTTGACTGCCGTTCGGGATAGCCTGGCGAATGTATTGCGACAGCTTTGCGAGAAAAAGAAAGTAGTACTTGGTGAAGTTGATACGGTGAAAAGCGTACACGAAACTTGGCTTTGGCGCTGGTGGTATTGGCTATTTCCGGGCGGCGAAAAGAGATATTATAGAACTACTAAAACACGGATAAAATGAAATTACTAGCGGCAATAGCTGTCATATCGGTATTCACTGCTTGCATGACAGAACAAAAAGCTACCGATTATCTGCAAAAACACGGGCAATTAGCGCGCATATGCGCCGATATATACCCGCCAACTGTCACACCTGGTAAAGTAGTGCATACCAGCGATACAATGTACACACCCGGCCCGGTCGTGCCGTGCCCACCGGGCGCAATTAATCCGGATACCGGCTTACCTGATACAGTCTATATTAAATGCCCACCTGGTAAAATAGTGCGGGATAGCATAATACAACATGACACAATTGAGAATTTTGCCCGTATTGTCGCGCAAAGGCACCAAATAGACAGTTTAATCACTGAATCGGGCAAACATAAGGCCGATGCAGACAAGGCCGAAAAACAGGCTAGAAATCGCCTTTTCTATATTATAGGGCTTTGTGGCTTAATCGCGGGTAGCATATTCTTAAAATTAAAAAGCATCATATGATTTATCTTGCAGCCGGGCATCACAATGCAGACCCCGGAGCCGTGGCTAACGGTGTACAGGAAAACAATCTTACAAAAGAACTGCGCGATCTGATTGTAATGGAATTACGCGCCAAAGAGGCGAGTTTTATTTTGGATAAGGACACGGAAACGCTGGCCGAATATTTAAAACGCATTAAGCCTGGCAGCGGGTCGGTGGTGTGTGAGCTGCACTTCAATGCGGCTGGCCCCGCGGCAAGCGGTATAGAGGCGCTAACGGCCGATAACCCGACTTCTGCTAGCAAGATGCTAGCGGCAGATATGGCTGCTTCAGGTGCGGTAACTATGGGCATACCTAATCGCGGAGTAAAGACGGAAAGTGAAAGTCATAGAGGTAAATTAGGTTTAATGCGCGAGCCAGCGGGAATAATTGTATTGGTCGAAGTATGTTTTATAACTAACATAAACGATCTTCACAGCTATTTCGCAAATAAACAGCAACTTGCTAAAGCCTGGGCTGATTTGCTTATAAAATACGATGCTAAATTTACCTGATAGTTGGCATATGTTAAAATGGAATGAAAGCCCCTGTTTAGGGGCTTTTTTATTTTACAGTGAATCAGTGTGGTTTAATTGATCGCTTATAATTGTTACTTCGTGCCCATAATAGCCGTTGTGGGAATTGTAAGCCGTGAATTGTAATATTCCTGCGCTTGTAGATACATTAACAAATAGCGTGTTAACATAGTCGTCATTGCAATCGTTTACCGCTTGCACAATTTTTGAATTTAACGCCGAATCAACAACTTCGACACTTATTAGATTAGAGCCGACAAAAGATTGCGTATCATCTTCACTTATTAGGTAGCCCCAAGATTCGCAGCATTGTTGATAAGAGCTTATTAGCATAAATATTTCTTGCTTATCAGTGGTAATTTTATACCCTTCGTAAATATAACCACGAACGTTGTGTTGAGTTTCTTCAATTTTTAATATTTTTTCCATTTTTATCCGCTATCGGCACGGTAGCCGGTTTATGTTTTAATAATTGATTCTATTATTTCTGGTAGAATTGTCTTTATTGGCAATCCCTTACCTAATCGTGCTGATATAAGTTTCATTTCATCTATTATCATTTGTTCGTCTTTTACCGATATATTGCCTGATTCAAAAGAATCGGCTTGAGCCATCCAGATGATGGCGGATGCCCACGATCTAGCTATTTTCTTAGCCTGGGTCCGTGTCATTGTTTCCCGCCTCCCTGCGAGTGTTTACCGATATTTTTGTAGAAATATGATTCTGGTGGCGCGTTCAATTTATCTACTTTCACGTAATACTTGTTTTCCACCATCCAACGCGATTGCTTTTTATTTTCGCATCTGTAATACAAGCCCGAAAGAGTATGCAGTACAATATCGTTAACGCTTACCATAGCCTTTTTCCCTCCGTGCTTCGCTATCCAGCAATCGCATATTTTCGTTTATGTATTGCCGTAGTCCGGGCGGTATCATGAATCCTTCATCGTAAATATAAAGTAAGTAAGACGCCGGTACGTTTGCTAACGTTTTGCCTTTGTATTTGCCAAACGGCATAACTGTATTGTCTGTGTAAGGTATCATAATTACTTAATTTTACTAGTCGCATATATCGCGGCTAAGGTGAACAATATAGCTACTATGGCTCCTAACCAATATAGTATTTTATCTTGTTTCTGTGATAGCATTTCCGCTTTTCTTTTTTGTGATCTAATTTCCTCTTTTCTTTTTTCCATCGCCAGTTCGTACCGGTGATAGCAATATTCAGTTATATTAAGTAAGCGTTGCGCTTCAATCAGGAATCCTAATTTATTTAGTTCATCTGCACGTTCGCATGCTTCCATGCTAACTTTCAGCCAATGTAAAGGGGCGTTATTTTTCATTGTGTGAATTTGTATAGTGAACAACCTAGCCACGCACAGCAGCGCACGTAAGTTATAAGACGCGGCGTATAAGCGAATCCCTTGCGCCCAGCAAGACGTAATAGAGTGTCCTGGCTTATTCCTATGTCCGCTGCGATTCTGTCGTAGGTGGCGCCTTTAACGCCTATTGTTGCTTCTACTTTTTTCCGCATGGCGTCATGAAAGGCTGGTATGTTTACGTCTATCACAGCTTATTTATTTCCCGGTTAAGATACCAAACTGCTTTTTGCAAATCTTCTTTCATGTTGTCGTTTTTCTTTCCGGCGCGGCTTATGTATTTAACAGCATTGCCGAGATAATGGGACGGTGCATTAACCGGATCAGGCGCGGTACTGCCGGATTGCCTGGCCAATGTAAATTGGTAAGGATTGAAAGCATGCTTAAAGCCGCATAATTTTACATTGCCCCGATCGGTATAGCCGTCGCACTTATAGCTGCCGCCTATAGCCAAATATTTACGAGCCCATACAGTTGATGCGAATCCAACAAGTTTGAGTGTTGGGATATGCTCCAAATGAGAAAAGCAAAATATTAAAGTATCTCCCGGTTTAAAATCTGTTTCTGGATTTATCATTGTTGTAAGTTTATAATGCTAAAGTAAAATGGTACGGATTGAAGAAATAGCCTTCGCCTTCTAACATTACATTTCCTTCCGGCGAATAGCCTTTAAATATATACGTACGTCCGACGCTTAGAAAAATCCGCCCCCACTTTGAGTTTACGTAACGCCGACCCCTGCGCCGATACGCCGGATTTATGGCGTTGGGAAACATATACTTTACACGGTAGCCAGGTAAGAAATCTTTTGCTGGGTCGTAATCTCGGCATAGCTTATACCAGCATTGCCGATTTAATTTATTTTCCCGCGTTCTCTTTAATTGCTTCGCTTTCAATGCGGGCAGCGCGTAAAATTTTAAGGCAAATAAAATAGTGCCTATCGCCACAGTTGACGCTAATACGGCAGCGAAAATAAGTAAGAAATTAAGTATCATGCTAGTGTGTTTTAGTAGCCAAATTGCTCAAGTTTTTCCGCGAACTTTTTATACTCTTTTATTTCTTCTAAGTCAAAACGTTCCATGTATGGGAGGGCCAAAAAATACCGCTCAAAATTTAACGCTTCCGATTCTTCAAAACCAAAATACTCGAACAATCTAATTAAACCTAGCCCAAAATTACCGCGTCTCACGTCGTCTATAATGAACTCAAATCTTTCTAAATCTTCGTGATCTAATCGGAGAACTTTACTTCGATTCGTCACCCGCTCTATTTGTTCCCCCGCCGTTAAATTTCTGCCCGTTATGTTCTGTATGGCGCAGGTTGCGGCGCATCCGTAGCATATTCCGTCAATATATGAACCAAAAGTATCCATGTTGACTATGAAATCGGTACGTTTATTTTGATCTATCAGCCCTTCACACATGGCGCGGATAGCCTGGGAGGGTTTGCTTATGATATCTTTGATCTTTTTCATTTGTATTCGTTTTTTGTTTTGTGATTAATAGCCAAGCGAAGCCAGATATTCACCGTAGGCGCGGAACTGTTTTATCTTATTTATGTCGTACGAATCCATGACAGGTAGGCTAAAGAATCTGTCCTGAATTTCTTTCAACAGCCGGCCACGCGGAGGCATTTTTATTGAAAAGTAACCGAAAATGTCACTCAATGCGCATGTCGCAGCGCATCCGTAACAGACCTTCCCGCGCGACGCGCCAAAAGTGTCCATTCTAACTCTAAACGACCGTCTTTTATTTTGTTTTTCGAGGCCGTCACACATTGCGATAATTAATTGTGACGGCTTGGAAACAATGTCTTTGATTCTTCTCATTTTTTATAGATTAATGATTAATGATTAATGATTAATGAAATTATGTAATATGCCCATAGCATTAGGCCAGATACTACGGTAGCGCCGTATAACAGATTGATGGCTTTACGCATGTTTGTAGTCGTTAAAGATTATGAAAACGCCTGATTTGCCACCGCGCGCCGCATCGTTGCCAGTGCTATAGCTAATACCCATCATGTCTAGGTAACGGCGTACCAGTGCCTCGTTATCGCTTACCCGTGTAAAACGGCCCCGGCCAGACGTGTAGTTAGGGCGTATGAATCCGCTGCCTGAAACGATGGCTTCGCGGATCATGCGGTAAGGGTTTGAGTTTTTCGCCAGACGCCATATACCGGCATCTTTCTTTGTAAGTTCCTCTAACTTCTGAAGTAATTCGTTCATAATCGTAAAGGCTAGATGTTAAAAAATATTTCGGTATTCGCAGGCGCTTTCCCGGCCAGAAATTAGTAAATATAGAATACGCTCTTTATCGCTTCTTCCTGCGTATTATACGCGTAACAGTAGTCTTTATTTTCAGGCGTTATACGTACTATTTCGTAGCATCCATTTTCGTTCTTTTCGAAAAAATACTTAGTCATGACATTAGTGTTTTAATTGTGATTAATGAAACAAAGATAATACGCAATTACGAACTAACCAAATTTATTTTTAAATATTTCAGGAATATTTTTCTATTCGCGCCGAAACGGCCGCCAATAGTGCATCCTGTGCCTGTTCTTTCTTCTTTATCGCCTTCATAATATCCACATCTATGGTGCCCGCTGAAATTAAATGGTGTATAATCACGGTGTGTATTTGCCCCTGCCGGTGTAATCTTTTATTCGCCTGCTGATATAGTTCTAAAGCGAAAGTGAGCGAAAACCAAACGGCTATACTACCGCCAGCCTGCAAATTAAGACCGTGGCCTGCGCTCATAGGATGCGCGAACATGATATCCACTTTCCGCGCATTCCAGTCGATTATATCCTGCTTAGTGCGCAATTCCCTGCCATTCTTAAAACGTGCCTTCAGGCGGGCTAAATCATGTTGAAACCAGTAAAATACTAATACCGGTTGCCCGGCGGAAGAATCTATTATTTCCTCTAAGGCGTCTAATTTTTCATCATGCAGAGTATGATATATTTTATTCGCGTCGTACATCGCGCCGTTAGCGAATTGCGTTAACTTAGTGGTTAGCGCCCCGGCATTAACTGCTGTTATTTCTAAATCTTTCTTCAGTTCTATAACAGCGTCCCTTTCAAAATCGTTATACTGCTTTAGTTTATCAGGCGGCAAAATTATTTTTATAAAATTATCGACACGTTCAGGGAGCGTTAAATAATCTTCCGATTTCATGCTGATAGCTATATCCTTTATCCTATCGTGTATCATAGCCTCGCCATCGGGGCGCAAACGGTAGCCGAATCCTGATTCCTTACGGATAAAAAAACGTTCACGGTAACCCGTTATATTATCTCCTAATCTTTTGCCGCGATCCAGTAAATATAATTGTGACCACAGGTCCAGTAAGCCGTTTGGCGCGGGCGTACCGGATAGTAATACAACGCGTTTTATTAGCGGGCGTATCATTTTTAGCGCCTTGAATCTTTTGGATTGGTGATTCTTAAAGCTGCTGCTTTCGTCCACTACAAGCATTTCAAAGGGCCAGGCGTTCGCGTACAATGCTTGTAACCATTGCGTGTTGTCCCGGCCAATAATGTATATATCCGCTTTACGCATTAAGGCGATTTTACGTTCTTTAGCCGTACCTATTACACGCGATATGCGCAAATGGTTTATATGTGCCCACTTATTTATTTCATCGGTCCACACAGTTTCAGCTATCTTCTTTGGCGCGATGATAAGCACTTTATCCACTGCCATTTCCTGATAGCACAGGATATTTATTGCCGTTAGAACAGATATTGTTTTACCTAACCCCATATCAGCCATTGGGAACGATTCGGGATGATCTACGACGTGTTTAGCGATTGCCAATTGGTAATCGTGAAGGTCTTTATAATCTAGCATCTTTAAGTGCGTTAATAAGGTCTTTTACTGCCTGTAGCGTATCTATAACTAATACACGAAAGCCTAATTTTTCTAATTGCCGTTTAACGTATTTCTGCCTTTCGGTTTGATGCTTGCCTGTACTTTTAAGCTCGACGAATAATAATTTGCCGCCAGGCAGCAAAAGCATTCTATCGGGCAGCCCTGTAAAAAATGAGCTGTATATCTTAATACACAGACCACGTAATATCTTTTCCACATCTTTACGTAATGCCCGTTCAATATCTTTTTCACTGTCTATTTGCATAATCTAAGATTTTAACAACGTCTAATACTGTTTCTTCCGTTTTACGTGCATACGCTTTCTGTATTCCGTACGCACCGAATCGGAATTTAGTTTTCTTGTACAACTCCCACCCCGGTAACGATCGCATAAGATTGTGCAGATCACGTGTATTATATTTTGTCATGTTGCTAAGCGGATAGCCCAACGCCTCACACCAAAGCTCGACAACACAAACTTTGTCGCGTATGTTTATGCCCGGCTCTCTCATATTCGCATCTGATCCTAACCACTGGCGACGTTCCATTGTATTAAGACTTTCCCACCCTTCAGGCAGTTTAGTTTCCAAATATTCTACTATTATACCGGCGCGGTCGTCTTGCTCTGCGTGGTCTTGCTGCTGTATCTTCGCTTGCGCTTCCATATCATCCGTAAGGTATAGCTTCTCTCCCTGTTCATATAGGTGCATAGCTTCAGCCCAAATTTGTGCGCGTACATCTTCCGTAAGTACATTTTCATCGCGGACATTTTCCAGCGGAGGCTGCGCATATACATCGACAACCCAAAATCTTCTATCGCCATTTTCGCCGCGTAAAAATTCACCTTCATTTGTAGTATTGATAAATACACAACGCCGCTTAGAGTACACAGTATTGTGGCCGTATGCCGGTCTAAAAATATCTTCCCGTTTGGACACGAACGCTTTCACACTCTGCACTTCGGCGCGTTTCAATGCTTTCATTTCCGCCACCTCTATTAGCCAGCAACCTTGTATTTGTTCCATCGCTTTGGTGCCTTCTACAGTGGTAAAACTATCAGAAAACCATTGCCCTGCTAGTTTCTGTAACAGTGTGCTTTTACCTTTTCCTTCCTCCCCGGTTAACGTTAGCATGTAATCGAATTTCACGCCCGGCCTCATAATGCGGGTTACGGCAGCTGCCATAGTTTTACGAGTAACAGCCCTCACATATGGCGTGTCCTGCGCACCTAGATACCGAATTAACAATTCATCCAGACGTGGTATGCCGTCCCACCTAAGTGACGTAAGGTAGTCTTTTACAGGATCGAAAGTATTAGACGCTATGTAGGCGTCTAATGCGTCCATAATATTACCCCGAGGAGTAATTTCATAACGGCGCTCCATATACTTCCGCAATTGCGCTTCATCGCTGTCAATCACGAATCGGTGGTTATCATCCACGACGCGCCAGGGAAGATTACGCCGTACTGTTTTACGGCCGTGAAAATCATCCCAAGCAAAGCAACCTTTAAGTGCTGGATCATTTTCTAATATCGTATAGGCGTTATGTATAGTCTGTTTGTTGTTACCTTTCCGGTCTGTTTCAAGTTTAGTAAGCCATTCATCGCTATCGCCGGCCAGGCTAATTCCATCTTTCGGGTCCGGCCGATCGGTGTTTTCGGCGGTGGATAACATAGGGAAATCCCGCAGCGTTTCGGCTTGTTTCTCTCGGCCTAATAGCAACTTAACGTTCGCGTCCGAAGCCGCAAAATCCAACATAGCCAGGTGCGAAGGTAATTTTATCGTGGGCGTTGCCGGGGCGCTATCTTCATCCTTTAGACCGAATAAATGTATCCGCACCAGGTCGAACGCATTGCATAGCTTACCGCTAATCGGGTCGGTCCCATGATGGCTGTACGCAAAATTTCCATCATACGTAATCATACCGGCTGCCGTGCTGCCATGCCTGTAAGTGTAACGGTTATCCGATGCTGTAGGCTCGTAAACGTCGGATAAGAAAGTATCTATGGCTTCCTCTATACCGTAAACACGGCAAAACGCACCGATAAGGCCAGGCTTTTCCTGTGGTATTCCTTGCTTCTTTATGCTACGGTTAACCTGCTCAAAATCGCGCAAAGCTGTAGGCCATTGCGAGGCATCGCGCCAGTCCCGGTAAGAAGCTAGTGTTTCATCTGCGGAGAGAAAAGGCCCGTCTTGATATTGAAAAATGTACTCCCCATCGCTGGACGTGGACGGCCAAAACATCATGCGTTCAGGCTGGAATGTGGTGCTATCAAAAATATCTATGCCTAAATGGCCCGCTACGCGCCTTGCAATAGCTTCATATTCATCCGCCAGTACTTCCCTATCCAACGGAATTATAAGTCGCGTACGGGGCTCGTTTGGCCCGTGTTTGTGTGTGGTATATATGGCGGCTGCCTGGTGATACAACATGGTAAAATCTTCCCAGGTATCCCCCGTTGGAAAATCTATATCTAACGTAATTAAAGACCTGCAAGATACTGTTTGTTTACTGCGTTTACCACCTACCAGGGAGCCGCCCACAAAGCCGCCAACATCTTTTATTTCCTGCTGCCGCGGCTTTGTTGCTTGCAAATATTCTTTATGCGTTTCGGCAGTCCGGTGTGTATTGGAAAATTTATAGAGTAATCCGGACCAAAGTACATCTTTACTTTTCCAATGCAATTCCCTGCGGCTGTTAGCTGTGGAGATGCTAAGCAGCTTGTCATATTGCAAATTTATATCGGCCATATTTTCTAATCTTTTTTGTAGTAAGTACTCTCAAATCCGGCGGCCTTCAACGGTAGCCCTTCAGCCCATTCAACCGGCGTAGCAAGTATGTTGTTTAGTTCCTCAACCGATCCTTTGCCCGCCATCATCTCTGCTACTATCTCGTCATGCACGTGCAGTACAATATTGTACCCGAATCTATCGGCCCGCAGCATAGCAGCTACCAGCAAATCCCGCGCTATCGCCTGCACAATGTTTTCTACCAGCTTTCCGCCGTATGTTTCCTGCTGCTCCCATTTATTCGTTGTCTGGTTTTGCCCCTCATATCCGACCGACATGCCGCCAAACCGGTTAACCACTAGCCGCGGTTTGATGTACGTCAATTTCCGCCCGGAAGGTAAAAGTATGAAAAATACGCCGCGTTCCATGAACATTTTAATACCGTGCATTAGATTAACACTTTCCCCTGTTTCTACGCAATGAAGTGCTGCGTCATTTACAATGCGCCACAATGCGACAATAGCCGGGTTAGCAGCGCGCCAGGCATCTACCAGGGGTTGCAGTTCCTCGCGTTTAAGTTTGCCCTCCGTATCCATCTTTATAAGCGCGTTAACGCTACCGCCGAATCCTAGCGCTAATTCTGCCACTTTACCTCTAGCACGTTCGGGGCTATCTTTGCCTATGCTTTCGATAGGTATTTTAAACATCTGCGCAGCTGAAGCCTCGTATATTTTTCCGTGTGTATTAAACACGTCCAGCCTCCATTTTTCCCCTGCCAGCCAGGCGATAACTCGCGCTTCGATCGCCGAGAAATCCGACACTATAAGCCTATACCCTGCCTTCGCTACGAATGCGGTGCGGATAAGCTGCGACAACACCGACGGTGTAGCGCCGTATATCATTTCTATCAACTCTCCGTCGCCATTAACAGCCAAACGTCTGGCACCATCCAACGGTTTTAGATCGTTCTTAGGCAGGTTATGCGCCTGTACCAGTCGGCCTGCAAATCGTCCAGTACGCGCCGCTCCGTACATTTGTAGCAGCCCGCGTATGCGCCCATCCGCGCATACGCTATTAAGCATGGCTTTGTATTTTGTTACAGAAGTCTTACTTAGTTCCTGTCTTATTTCTAGCACGCGCGTAACTACAGCGGATGGAGAACGTTTAAGCAGGGGCGGTATATCGGCTTTCCGCAGCTTCGGTATATCTTCCTCCATCTCCGCGCTAAGCCATTCACGCAGTTGCTTTACACTGGTGGGTTTAGTAAGTCCTGTTAATCTTACGGCTTCCTGAATACGCTGCTCTCTGTATTCAGTATCCAGTGCTATAGCATTGTGTATAAGCCGTAAATCTACGGCTATGCCCCGCGAATTTATACGTTGGTCCAGTTCATACATAGCGCGTTCTGTAGGCGTTATATTTTCCAGACGTAATATGCGTGACCGTACAAGATGCTCTACTACCACATCTTTAATACAGTAGCGTTTAAATTCTTCCCATTCTTTCGGAAAAGCGTCCGGGCTGTTGAACCGCCCTGTTTTCTTATCTGGAATGCAGAATAATTTTATCAGAGCTTTACCCCTAAAGTCTTTTTGTTCCGGTAATCGTAAGGCTTGCCCCACGGCAAATAGAGCCATCGGCAGGGATAAAGAAGCGCCCCGTATGAGCGTGCAATCCCATTGCGATACGTCTAATTGTATGCCTAAATACTCCTGCAAACAGTTAATTTCAAATTGCGCATTATGCGCCGTTTTACGTATCGCGGGATTAGTTAACGCTGATAATACTTCGGCGGGTATTTTCTCCCCGTGCGCCAGGTCTACGCAGGTAACGGGGCCATCGTCAAAATGATAAGCGAACAACAATACATTAAAATCAACGTCTTCAATGTATTTATACACGCCGGTCTTTAGTAGATCGGCCCCGCTGCGTGTTTCTATATCTATGCCTAGCTCGGTCATTTTTTCCGCGTGTAAAGCCACAAAACCTTAATATCTTTCACGTAGATAGTTTTGTAATTTTTACTCCATCCGGATAACGGCTGTACAAAATACAATACGCCGTACCTTTTAGTTTGCCCTGAATGAACATCTACAGACCTACATACGCGAATGCACAGCCATTGGAAGATGAAAAAATTTATAAAATATAAAAATGACATAATTAATTGTATTTAGTTTTTCTTATAATCTGTTTCCGCGTCGCGCGCGGCCTTCGCTATATTTTCCGCTTCTTTAAGGAGCTCTTTCGCTCTTACTACAATACGTTTGCCGTCGTCTACACGCGCGCGCCGGTTACTTCAGCACAGATCGCGCCCAATGTGTATAAATCCAATCGATTTTCTTGCGCAAAGTTGTAAAGTTTTGCCCAGTAATCTATCTGTATTTCGTGCAGCATAATTAATTGTATTTAGCTTGTGTGATAATATCGGCCGCTTCACCGTCCAATTGTTTGGCTTTAGCTATTATTTTAGCTGCATCCTTTATTGTCGAGCCGGTCATATACATGCACACTTTCGCAAGGGTGTGTTGATCTAATCCGTTATGTGAAACATAACGTAACAAATTCGCCCAATATTCTATTTGTTCGTCTGTTAACATGATTTAAAAATATTTGTGGTTAAAAATACGTTTGGTCATTGTCGGTATCTTCAGCGGGGATAACTATTGCCGTTTTATGCTGCCAGTCGTAAGACAATTTTTTAGTGTGTTTCCTGCTATTCTCTGACAGGGATAGAATACGAATGTTATCTTTCGTATAGCCTTTAGCGTTATCTATCCTGTCTATGCTGTAGCTTTGTGATGTTTTGCCTTTGTTCTGTATGTAGTCGGTAGCAGTGCAAAATTTACGAAAGAAAGAAAGACTAATAGTAAATTTTTTGCCCCGTCTTTTGGCATTATTCTTAAGTACAACGTAACAATATCTTACCGGGTCGCTTTCAGCGAACTGTTTCTTTATGCAGGACCAACACAGCTTACGGTGCGGGGCCACAGGTTTTTTGCGGCAGCATGGGCATTTCATGGAAGTGAATTAAAAGCCCCTTCTTACACTCCGCAGTAGAAAGAAGGGGCCAGGTGATACTAATGGGTATTGTCGTCTACGAAAGGTGCCGGAGCAATTGCTTTGGTTCGTGTAGCCATAGCCGAACCTATACGATTTTCAATGTCATTATCTGATACATATGCCGAATGTTCAAAATCTGTAACATCATAGCTCGGATTCTGTGCGCCCAAATAGATGCCGCGTATTGTTAGCGGACGTTTTTTAGGGTCATGTTTAAGTGTTATTACATCGCCAATATTATAGTTCAGCGTATAAGTGACTTCATTTTTCTGCTCCATAATTAAAAGATATTTTATTGGTTTGTGAAAACGCTTACAACATGAAATCATCGGTTGCCGGATCAGTGCCGCCAAAATCCGAAGTCGGCGCTACATTTCCGCCGCCCAGGCTTTCACCATCCGCTGTTTTCTGGATGTTCTGCAATCCGGCGCTAACGCCATTTCCCAAGGTGTTATACGGGAAAAAGTTAATGCTGATATTACCGTAACAGCCCGAGTAAAATTCCACGGGGTCTGTAATGCGGATAGCGGGATTAGGCCCTACCACAACGGGTTTGGGCTTCGGTGTTTTGTCTTTGCCGAACGCATTCATCGACACGGACATGAAGTAATGCCCTTTGATAGCTGGGTTTTTTTCAAGTTTATCAGCAGGTAATAGGTCCGCATCGCGAAGCGGATTGCGAATATCAACGGGCTTAACGCCGCCCCATTTCTCCTTTAGTCCTTTCTGGAAAGCTGCCTGGATACCTCCCTGAATAATTTTCAGGTTTTCCACGTCGTCTTTCTTTATCCAGATTTGTACGGAGTATTTTGGTTCTCCGATTTTCTGGCCGTTCTTTTCCATTTGCCCCGGCTCGAATACTTTAACGTAGCTGAAGCGGATACGTCCACCTACAGTCACTACGCGTGTTTGGAATTCATTTTGCATTTTGTTTTCGTTTTTAATCGTTAATGAATATGAAATTATGAGAAATCTTTTACCGCACTGTCGGTACTATCTATTTCCGGTCTTGCGTCGTCCAGCGGCGCAAGTGTAGGTTCGCCATCTGGCTTAATTACAAAGGGCGCTACGTATTTGTTAAATATTTTCTTGCCTAGGAAAGTGGTTATGTCGGTGATACCGAATGGCTCGCGCTTACTGATCTGGTTTATATCATAATACGCTTCATCCGTGAGTGACTTAATAACTGCCTGCGGGTCTGCATACCTTCGCTTACCGGTACCCCGCACCAGCTTAAAACCAGGCCATTTTCGGCCGTTTACTGCCGCTTCCAGGGCATAAGCCTTAACTGCCTTAATCCACCCGGAAAACTGGCTTTCTTTAAGAAGAATCTCCGATATCTCATTGTCGGTTAATTCCTCTGCCGCCTTGAAATCATCGCGGGCAATTCTCATGCAGTCGTCTGCAAGTGCCTTGCAAGTCGGGCGCGCTTTGCAGAACTGGCAATGGTTACCCGGTTGAAATATGCCGCCTCCGCTTCCGGCCAGTAATGCCGCAGGCGAAGCAACATTTTTGCACCATTGCCTGATATGATCGGGTGTTGTAATCCAGGTATCCGGTCTGTCGTCTATGCGCGGCTGGTAGATTGTTATCCTCACTTCCTGTATATCGTAAAGGAAATCCCAATTCGACAGGCCGCCGTATGCATACAACTTTTGTTGTTCGTTTTCCACAGCACTAACGGGAACGCCTATACCGAATTTATAGTCTATCTGTTCCATGACGCCGCCGCCTATAATAGTGGCATCGGAAAAACCGAAACTATCCGGGATGATATCAGACAGGTCTATTTTCGTTTCGATAAAAATTTGCGTAGCCGGGTCTACCGCTTTCAAGGCGTTGAAACGCTCTATCACCATCTCGGCATACATCTCTCCGTAGCGCTCGCAAACTTTATCGTATAGAGGGTCTTTCTTTGCTTCAGCCATTCCTTCCAAATACTCAACCGGGCTAATCATGCCGAAGTATTTTTTAAGAGAAAGTTCGCCAACGCGGTGAGATAAAGTACCTTGTTTAGCGTAAACGCTTTCCCCTTCCGGAATCTTATCCCCCATACGGATGGACGGGGGACAAGCGATCCAGCGTTTAGCCCCTGAAGGGCTAATACGGGCGTGCGTTACCTCGCTCATAATTGCTGTAATTTAGCGTAGAACTCCGGCCATTTTTCTTCCGGTATCATGCTTAATGTTTGCACGTTGTAAGATGCAATAAGCGCTTTTGCGGCGGCTTTCTTTGTATCGTTTATCATGCTTTTGTTCTGCATCTGCGTACGCAGGAAGTCGAGCGTAAGAGAAGGAACGCCAGCAGGCGTAACAGTAACGATTGGCTGTATAGGGTCGCCGAAGTCATCAAATTGCGGACCGGTAGCAGGTGTCTGCGCTGCTTCTGGCGCCGCTGTAGCGAATGGGTCAATGGCAGGCGATGCGCCGGGTTGCCCTGCTGGCGGCGCTGAATCTCCCGGATCAACGATTTTTTTGCTTGCTGCGCGCGTACGCTTCGCTTTAGGTTCAGCCACATTCGGTAAGTCTGGAAACTCGCTGTTTGGCGTTTCGGGTGAAATGCTTAATTCTTTGCCGGGAGCATTCTGTAAAATACTTTCTAATTCGTCGAGGCTTTCCGCCTCAAAGGACAATGTAATTTTCATGATTTTATTTTTGTGGTTTTATGATTATTTTATAGTTAACATTTTTACATCGATCTCTTTAAAACAGATGAATTTCCTTAGTTCGCGATTAAAAGATGCCGTATCCGTATAATTAATGTGTAACAGTACTCCATCTAAGTCTAATACGCAAGACCAAAGTCTTCCTATCTCACTGCCTGCTTTACCGGTCAATTTCGATTTCTACAGGTGCCGCCGTATCTGGAGTGTCTTTAACTTCATATTCACCTTTTATTTTTCTGAAGAAAAATCCATCGCTGTTAATATGTTCTTCATCCGTAATAGATGCCGCGCAGGTAACTGTGTTCAGAATTATAAACCCTAGCCAATTTCTCTCGATCCGTATCGAATGACCTAAAGAATTGTAAATCTTTAGATTTTCATTAGCTTTCCAGGTATTTAAATCGAAAGGAAGATACTCAATTTCAGCCGCCGCCTGTCTTTCCTTTTCAAAACGGGTAATGCGCTGTTTCTTATCGGCTTTAAGCCGCGCTATTTCTTCAGCTAATTTCTCCGCGCGATTTCTTTCCTTCGCCGCTAAATTTTTTAACTCGGTGAATTCTATAGCCCGCTCTCTCATTTCAGCAATGTAGCGGGTAGAATCTTGAATCATTTGTTTCTTTAGTGTTTCTTTTTCTCGCTCCAAATAAGCTATTTGATCTTTTAGCGCTTTTATCTCTGCAAATAATTTAGAACGAGTTTCAGTGAAAACGGTGCGGTTATTTTCCAGTTCAGCGCTAAGCGTTTTTAGCTTATCTCTTTCGAAAAGCGTCATTTTCAAATCTGTCAATAGGTCATATTCTGCTTCAAATTCCAACTGCGAAAATGCTGGTAGCATACTACCATTAACCTCTATCCTGTCTACCACAATTACCCGTGGCTTAGACATGTCAATCACGGACCCCATAATGATGCGGCCATCTTTTCTGTTCCTGTAAAGTTTCATTTCACTTTGTTTATATGTTTAGGTAATGCGTTGTATTGCGCCGGCGTGAGATAAAGCACGTAGCCATACGGCACGTTGACGGCGTACTGAAGTACATCAACATCGCTTTCCGTTAGCTGTTTGTACGTCTGCCCAGGTTCCGGCGCGTAATAATACATACCGGGTTGCAACTTAGCACCGATATCCACGTAATCGGCCATGCGGACTGCGATAGCGCCGGTGAATGGCGCGTCGGGGCCGTAAGGGTTAACCTGTTCTTTTGTGCAGGAAATAGCCGCGAAAAGGGCTAAAATGATAGAGGCAAAAAGTAATTTTTTCATGGCTGCTTTGCTAAGTCGTTAAGTAATATGTTTGCGTATTCGATCGCGTGTTTTACCGCTGTCTTTTTGTCCACGTAATGGTTACGGGCGAGTAGTCCGGCTAGTATGGTAGCCGTCATTTGCGCTATGGCTATGCCAAACCCGGAATGATCTTCCTCCGGGGCTTCTTTTATTTCAGCCCGGCTTTCGGGGGATAATATTGGATCGCCGAAGTCGTCCAGTTCTACCGGCGCGCGGTTTGGGATAGGCGCACCGGTGTATGGTCTGTTGTGTTTTCCCATGTTATTTTAAATTGCTGATAAAAAATACCCTTTAGAAATGCCGTTTCCTTCCCGGTAGTGGCCTAAAACGGCGCACTCCGCGTAATTGTATGGGCCGTGTCCGCACGTAAACTGAAACAGTACGGCGCCGTTTCTGCGAATCTTAACGGAGCCGATCCCGCCTGTTCCGCAGGCTATTTCTACCGTTTCCAATCCTATCTTTTTAAATAAAGACCTCCGGCGCGAATGCGTAAAGTTAACCGTCGTGGCGGAAACAGCTGCTTTGTAGGCGCTGCTGTTCTTTATTTCTTCTGCCACATCTTTTGATGTTAATTTTTCGAAGAGAATTTGTTGTGCGTTCATGATCGTAGGTGGTTTAATTAATTTGCTTTATAATTATGCTGCTTTTACGGAAAACTAATAGCATGTCTATAATGAACATTGCAGCGTTCTCCGTAGGGTATTTTGCGGCCTTTTCTTCATCTTTAACCATTTCATTACCGGTAAAGTAAGTTTCCCTTTCTTTGTCGTAAATAATGTAGCTCATGGCGTTTTTGTTTTGTTGAAACAAAGATAATACGCAATTGCGAATCCACCAAATTTATTTTGCTTTTTTCTTAAAATAATTTTCATCCGGTTCTATAAGATAGGAAGATGTGAGCTTACCGGGCGTTAATTTTCGGAAAGACTTCACACCGCGGAGTGGTTTGCCCGTGTGTAACATATGTTGTACGTACCGCTTAGATACGCCTATT